ACATAATCATTGTTTCTCAAGATTGGGAAGTGTTTAAGTTCGATCGATACCGGTTGAGGACCAGGAAAGCGATCGCGAACACCCCATGCTTTCGCAATGTATTCTTTGACATGCTCGTACATATCATTCATTTGTTGTTAAACTTTAATTCGCTTTAACACCCGCTGCGTTCAAAATGTTACTGATACATTCATGACCATATGTCATGGTTAACTTAGCTGCAGTAAATGCATGAATTTTTACACCATTTTCTTTGAACTTTTGAAACATTGTTTTCATTTGAGGTGGCACTTTGATCTGTCCAGACTTTTTGTCTTTCAAATGTTTTGTGACATTCTTACAATTCATAAACCAAGCACGAGATGATGTTTCACTGACGGTCCAAATGTCTTCTGAAATTTTTCGATCCACCTTGGTATCAAAGTTGAGACCCATCTGTTCGGTCGGTTCATTTACATCTTCGACAACCTTCTTCTTGAACATATTCCAATCGATACCTTCAGTCACCCCTGGGAAGACGAGACATCCGACACCTTCGTGTGGCTTCATGATTTCTCCCAAACTTTTTTCATCAATCTGAATACCAAAGTCGACGAATAGGATGCGATCACACGTCTTCATGTGATTTTGAATGGCTTCAGCTTTTTGATAAGGGTCGTCGTTCACAAAAGAAATATCATTTTTGTGACCACTTTGAATACAAAGAATATTCAATTTCAAAATACTATGCAAAGTCTTTACGTGGCATGACTTTGATCTCGTAACAATGATCGACCCAATCTTCATTTGATTACGCAACGTCTCTAAACCTTAAGCCTATCATTCAAGCAACCAACAAATGGTAGATTACCAATGTGTCCCAATGTTGTTGCAACACTTGCGTAGATCTTACCATCACATTGTTGCCACCTTCGACAGAATGCGTAGTCTTCGGAAAGATATCTCTTAGAAACGGGATCAATCATGCAGTCAAAACACGCATGATAGTCGTCAAAATCTCTGTTTTGGTGGTCATTTTTACACCACAACTCTGGAAACTTTTCTTCCAACTTCTTGAAGACATCACGCTTGATCAACATGAAACCCGTCGGCCCATCAAGAATTTCAATGAAACCATTTTCAACGGGTCTTCGAGCTGAACCAATGTTTACAACAAGACTTGATGAAAGCATGGCCATGTTTCGATCGTCTCCTTTCTTGATGGCGTCACGAGCTTGATCCCACATGACACATTTTTTAGGGTAACATGCCACGGAAATATCGTGTCCCGATTCGAGAAGTGTGACGACAGCTTGTGGATCAAAGTCAACGTCGGCGTCAATAAACATGAAGTAGTCCGCATCAGTCTTTTGCATGAAGCGACCAACTGCGACATTGCGAGCACGGTGTACGAGTGATTCATTTTCGGTAGTATCAATCATGAGTTGAATACCTTTTTGTATTAAAAGTAGTTGCAACTTAATAATGCTAATCATATACTTGTCTAGGCAGAGACCACCGTAACATGGTGTGCTCAAAAACAATTTGACCATAGTTTAATATCTAACGTTCTTACGCTCTAAGTGCTTTTTAACAATATTTTCAATCTTGTTTATGGTGGGTACAGATACTTCACACTTTGAACATATGTCATTTTTCGTGAACGAACCACGAAGGGCAATCAATATAACAGCTGATGCAATACTGTTTGGTGTCTTGCTCATCAAGTCAACACAATCTTCAAGTTCTGCACAAAGTCTTGAACATATAGATCTATAGTCTTGGCCGACGTCAAAGTTTGCTAAGAGTCTATGCACTACATCGTAAGGCTTCGTGATGTAATTCTTTTCAGTCTTACCCATGATTGTTTCTTTGAACAATTGTGTAGTCCGACTAATATCTTTACTTTGAATACCAAACATATCCGCGATTTCTTTAGTTGTTCGTGGAACATTCGCTAATCTACATGCATAGAGTACACAGTTACCCTTGATACCTGTACGCACGGCACCGCGAGTAAGCTTGGAGTCATCAAATTTTTTGTACATGATTTTGGCATCCTTCAATATAGAGTCTGGAAGACTGAAACACGCTTCATCAATATCTTTGTAAGCATGAAACAATGAACGATCTTTGTGGTTCATAGACATGTGAAAGTTAATCTTCGCCATGCGTTTGATTTCATATTTAGAACTCGCAGTCGTAGACATGATAGTTCCTTTACCCCATGATTGTGAGTACAATTCGGGGTTTGCATTTGGATTGCCACAACGAGATGGATCACTGACTTTACCATCTTCGCTGACACCACTCGTCCATTCGGGTGATTCATCTATGAAACTGTCTTCAACCAGACCACATTCCGAGCAAACAGGAAGTCCTTCTGGTGAAAAAACCTTAGCACCATTGCACTCCTTGCAAAAATTTTTATTACTAACTGGCCTTATTTCATTTCTGTGTGTAAGTTCATCAATTTGATTCCATATAGCAGCCAATTCCATTGTAATTTTGACAAACTTATTAATCTCCAAAGAGAACACGCACTTAGGTTCTAAAAATTCAGATCGTCTGCTTGTCTCTTAGCGAGCATTTCAATGAAATCAACTCGTTCTTTAAAGCTTCGAGCACCCGGGGATCGAGGTTCCCAAGCTTCCCATTCTTTGTCAATAATTTCATGTCCGGGAGGTGCACTGACGTCACCATCAACTTCGTCATCCGGAACTATGAAATCATCCATTTCGGAGTCTGTACCATCTTCGTAGATTTCACTATCAGAGTCTTCGACGTCAATTTCATCGTAGATGACATACATGTTTTCACCTAGGGACTTCATACCAATATCGGCAAATGTTGTACCACTTGGGTAGTGTTCACAGATACTTTCATAGGGTGCCGGATTCATATCACCACCTTCAAGATAATAGACACATGCAGACTTGTACAACTTTTCGGTGGGTGAAATGTAATGAACACCTAAAACATTTCCAGTATTCATGCCCACTATGGCAAACATCTCTTCTTCTACTTCTTCATCGTTTACAAGCACTTTCACAAAATCGTTCTGTATAATTTCTTCGCGCGAAATCATACTTAGAGTTTTCGGACAAAAAATTATCAGGCCTAATAACACAGATGAAAGTTCACATTTATTCGAAGGAAGGATGCCAATATTGTGACCTAGCCGTGGAGCTTTGTGCTTCCGAGGGGTTGGATTACGAAAAGATTATGATAGAAAAGGACAAGTTAAAGGAACTGTGTGGTGGAAGATTGGATTCTTACCCTCAAATATTTGTGGACGATCGTCACATCGGTAACTATTTTGAATTCCAGGACTACATCGAAGAAGAATATGAACCTCTGCTCACACCATCGCTTGATAGATTCACAGTGTTTCCCATTAAGTACCCAAACTTGTGGGACATGTACAAGAAGGCACAAATGTCCAACTGGACAGCCGAAGAAATTGATTTTTCCAAGGACATGGAAGACTGGAAGTCTCTCAACGAAAATGAGCAAAAGTTTATCAAGTACATCTTGGCATTCTTCGCTGGTTCTGATGGAATTGTTTTTGAAAACATTAATAACAACTTTGCCGATGAAGTTCAAGCATCTGAAGCTCGGTCATTTTATGCTTATCAGGCCCATAATGAAATGGTCCACGGTGAGACATATTCCAAGTTGATTGATAAGTACATCAAAGACAGTGCCGAAAAGAAGCAACTCTTCCAAGCGATCCAAACAATTCCCTGTATTGAGAAGAAGGCTAGTTGGGCTATGAAATGGTTCGATACAAAGTCTCGCTCTTTCGCCGAAAGGCTTTTTGCATTTGCTTGTGTCGAGGGAATCTTCTTTTCTGGTTCTTTCTGTGCTATTTTCTGGTTGAAGAAGCGTGGTCTTTTGCCGGGTCTTTGCTTCAGTAACGAACTTATTAGCCGAGATGAAGGCCTTCATCAAGAGTTTGCCGTTGAACTCTTCAAGATGCTTCGCAATAAACCATCCTCGAAGGTTCTTCAAGACATTGTCAAGGAAGCTGTCGAAATTGAAAAGGGTTTCATTCTTGATGCCCTTCCTTGCAGTCTCATCGGTATGAATGCAGAGAAGATGTCTGAATACATCGAATACGTTTCTGATCGTCTTTTGAAGCAAATTGGTCAACCACCCATTTGGAATTCCAAGAATCCATTTGATTTCATGGAGAACATTAGTTTGGATGGCAAGACAAATTTCTTTGAAAAGAGAGTTGGCGACTATGGAAAGTTGGATGATGATTCGGATGACATCGAGTTTGACGAAGATTTCTAAGCAGACTCCATCCTATGGAGATCATCATCTACACTATTTCTGCGTTTAGTAACAGCAGTCAATGCACCCAACCATCTCATCACAGCTCGTTTAGACGCGAGTTGTGAGGAGGTCTCATCACTCACGATTATACTTAGACCGTTACACACATCAGGTTTATTAACACGATCCGGGAATTCCAGGTTGAAGGCTTGGATAGATATTGCCGGTATGTCCGGTGCTTCGTCCAAAAGACGGTCGTATTCTTCGCGACATTTTTTGACAAAATCTACAACACATGTTCTGTCGCGGGTATCTAAAGAAAGTTCCATTTGTATGTTGCGGTAGAATTTTGAATACTGAATGCACATTGCAGAATGAGATTCAGATAGCGACAAACTTTGACTGAATTTACTTATAGATGTGAGAATTCCCCCAATCACATTGAGAAATGCAAACATGTACTGCACGATCATAATTTTAGATCTTGTTTCCGGTGCGACGTTTTCATTACCACTTGGATTGAGTACAGCAAAACCTCCGACACCCGTGATACTCGCGATCACGATGCTTGGATATGAAAGATAGTCATTTTGTTTTTTGTAGTGTAATCTCGCGTGATTGTGTAGCCAGCGATACCCGGCGGCTCGCTCGGCCCACGAATTAAGAAGACTTTCTTGTTTGGGACACCATTGGTGTTTCTCCTCTTCTTCCATTATTTTACGCGCGCATTTTTAATCTTGGTTGCTTCCTGTCTGGCCATGCTATCGACGAGTTCATTTTGTGGTTGTCCGTTGTGTGCCCTGACCCATTTCCATTCAACACATGATATCTGCTGTGAAAGTTGATCAATTTTTACCCAAAGATCTTTGTTCTTTACGGCTGTACCTGTCGATGTTTTCCATCCATTCAGTTTCCATTTTTTGATCCAAGAAGTTATACCATTCTTCACGTAGTTACTGTCCGTAAAAATTGTGACAGAACCTATTTTACGCTCGATACATTCTTCGAGAGCCATGACTACCGCGGTCATTTCCATGATGTTGTTCGTTGTGTTGTCTTGTCCACCCGATAATTTAAAGTCTGGACCTAGCACGGCCCAACCACCTGGACCGGGGTTACCTAAACAACTTCCGTCGGTGTATATGTTTTGCATGTTTAGTTATCTTGTAACAAATTGTCTAAATTAGTTACTGTTTTTTTTAAACGTCGACCTTCGTTGATAACTTTTTGTTTTTCTTCTGTAGACATTTTTTGTCCCGATAGTCTACTTTGTGAACGGCGTTCATCACCCTCTATACGCCGCAACTTTTGTATAACTTCGTATGTTTGTGGTTGACTCATAAGTTCAGCTTTTTGTCGATCTCTTTTATCAGCGGTTTTAAAACGACGCTTTTCATTATAATTTTCACGACTTGTTTGGGATACTTTGTTATGTGTATACGAACCATTTTCGTACAGTTCTTTCATTAATTTATTAGAGGTTTCAAGTTCTGGTATCCTCTCTACAATCCTATGCGAAATACCATGTATTGTATTATAAACAGCTCGACGCTCGTTTATTTCTTTTATGGCATCATCTTTATTTTCAAATGATTTTTTCCACCATGTATCTTCGTTGTGTTGAATACTTGCGATCCATCGTTTATTTGTATTGCACCAATGAACACCTCGGTGTCCAGATTTATTATTTGAATTCAAGTTTGCACGATGTGATACATTCATAGACTTTGATAGTACGCGAAGATTACATCTCCTATTATCGAGGGTGTCACCATTTATGTGATCAACAACTTTATTTTGATCATCATCCATACCAAGAATCAAAAATCGATGAAGACGAATTTTACGACGCCCACCCGGGCAATTCCTCCAATCGGCTGTCACATAATTGTTTTTAGCCCCCGATAAAAACCAACTTGGCATCTTAGTGACATAGACGTCATAGTCTTGCTTGTCTATAGCAAACGAGATGCCACCAAGTTTCTTAGATTTGAATGGCACAAGCACATAATCTTTATCTTCCATTTTTAGAATAGAGCACCAAATCTTTAAGTAATGCCGCCTATATCAATGTAACTTTTATAATATTTGATGTATTATAAAAATTATTTGGTAGTAAATTACGAGATAATGAGATTAGTTGGAGAAGGCCAAACCGCCCATCCCGCTTTGGATGCGGAGGACGTTGTAGTTCGTCGCGAACATGTTGAGCGACGTCGCGGCACCGGACGCCATGTCGGACTTAACCTTGACGGCAACTTGGGCGTTGTCAATACGCGAGAAGTTGCACGTACCGGTCGGTTGGTGCTCTTCCGGCTTGAGGGCGAAAGAGTACGCGTACACACCCGGCATCGGGCAGCCAGAGTGGTGGTTGAACGGTTGCACTTGGTTGAAGTACTTACCGGTTTGCTCCTTGAAGCGGTCTTGGCCGTTAAGGACAAGCTTGAACGTGTCGAGCGGACCGACAGCGGCGGCAGAAGAGGCACCTTCTTCGACCAATCGGAGGCCACCGTCGACACCCGCAGAGAAGAGCGGGACACCGGTCGCTTGCGTGAGCGGCACGTAGCAGTTAGACGATTCACCGGCCGTCGGGTTAGATTCAAGGACGACATCACCCGTCGCAACGTTGGAGGAGAAGTTCCACAACTTGTCTTCCGCGGCAGACGCACCGGTGACAGCCCAGACGAGTTCCTTCACCGGGTGGTTGTAAGACAAACGGATGTTCTTGGTTTCACCCGAGGTCACGGCATCGACACCAGTGTGTTGCACTTGTTCAATGAGGTATTCGTGACCCTTTTGGGCGAAGCGTCGGCGTTCTTCGGTGTCGAGGTACACGTAGTTACCCCAAACCTTGAAGGTGTTGGTACCGAAGTAGGTTTCGAAGGTGTCCGACAAGTCGAAGTCAATGCGCACTTCGTGGTATTGAAGGGCAATGAGCGGCAAGTAGAGACCCGGGTTGCGGTTGAAGAAGAAGATGAGCGGGAGGAACACTTGGCCCAAACCAGTCGTCATCTTCGCGTAGTTCGCCTTCTTGGATTCATCCAAGTAAAGCTCGGAGTACAAACGCCACCAGCGTTGGTAGTGCTTGTCGATGCGTTGACCACCGATGGAGAGTTCGGCCGTCTTGATCGCACGTTCCGCAACCCAGTTGCAGTCCGTGGCACCAGACTTGGAGGTGAGCGTAGACTTCGACGACAATTCAACGTACATGTCACCGATCAAGTCACCGTTGCGGGCAACAGTCACGGAGATACGGCCGTTGTTAGCCGGGTTACCGTTCGTGGTTTGTTCGATGTTTTCCATCGCAAAGTTGGTGTGTCGCTTGTACACAGCCTGGAAGAAAGTGACCTTCGGGTTACCCGTAAGGTAGACATCTTGAGCGCCATAGGCAACGAGTTGCATGAGACCGCCAGCCATTTTGAGAGTTTTGTACTATAGACCAAGATTTTTTTTTGGCCTGGTGCCGCGCGACGCGAAAAATCGATGTTGGTCTTTTCTCAGTATAGATCAAATGTCGAGTGACCAAGAAATTGAAGAAGGTGAAATCGTTGAAGACCTCATTCAAGATGTCGAAGAAGAAGAAGAAGA